GGGCTTCCTCGCAGTAAGCCAAGGCCGCACGAGCAAATGCCTCTTGAGGGCTCGACTCGTCAGGCAACATGTAATAGTCCGTGAGTAACTTCAGGGCCTGTGCCGAGAAGTTCTCATCGCGGTCGTAGTCAATCGCAATCTTGTTGCAGTACATGTATTCCATTATTTCTCCGAAAGTTCTTTTTCTGCTCGGGCTGAGTACCACTCCGCCTTGCCGATATTCATCAGTGGAGTATCTTTATCGTTTACCCGTAACAAATATTTTAGCGAGTTTCCGAGAAGATATCCAGCAAATTGTTCTTCTGTAAGCACAGACTTGATGATGTCAATCGCCTCGAAGTCTTTCTTCTTATAGTGTTCCGGGTTCTTCCAATCACTCATTGTAAGTTACCAAAGTTTGCCATGATCACATTACCCTCCATCGACTTGATGCGTTTCTTATGTTCCGGCTTCAGGTCTTCTTCTGGGACGATTTCACCGAGTGCTTCCAGCGTAACCCTTTCCAATCCCATTTCGTACACGTCGTCGAAGTTCTCGTAGACCGCACCGAGTAATCCTTGAAGAATAACATAAGTTGGATCAAATGTTTTCCCATCCTTAGTCTCCACCTCAGTATCTCGAGTTGCGTATGCGCGGATAGTAAAACCATCCTCGTCTTCATTCTCATCTTCAACTGGCTCCAATACAATGTAGTACCGCCCCTTCAGTAAGCCGGCTTGCTCGAGGGCAATCAATTTATCTTGATCTAAGATTAAGTCTGTCATGCTTTCTTCTCCAACCACTCCAGTGGTATTGTCCCGTCAGCCCAGAGGATACTATGCTTATCACACCATGATCCATAGGTAGTCTTACTAGAACGATTAAGTTTGTTTGATGCTCGCAAGAAAAGCATCCGTATGTCACAGAACATATTCTGTTTAATCACCAACAACATCTTCTGTCTGTCAGCCGGACTGAAAAACCCCTTGGCTTCTACGTAGATGTCCTGCTCCGGCAGATAAAAGTCCGGGACATATGTCTTCGGTTTCGGTTGATACGAAAGCTTTTGGGACTCGTATTCAAACTTAACCCCTTGTTCTGCGAGGTATTTTGCGACGCTCAACTCATAGTCAGAACGAAACTTATGTCGTTGTGGTTTGCTCATTATCCTATAAGTCCCTGTATCGATTGAGAAATTCTATCGTGCAATTTAGGAGTTGTACTCCGGATTTGCTCGAGTGCGTGGGTGTACTCATCTCCGGGAAAAACCATCACACGTCCTTGCCGCACTACATTTCCAATACTCGCTAGTTCCTCCGTCGCTTTCCTTCCGTCTCGTTCCCACGTCTCGTGAGATAGGGGAGTCCCAAAATGGGACCACATGGTAAGGGGTAAGCACCGATCAAAGTTTCGAGCCCACCTTACCCACGGGTCGCCACCTCTGGTGTCCGCCGATTCGATGTAGACTGCGTAAGCTCCTTCATTCAGATACAGGAGTTGCCGGTCTACTTTCTGTGTCATCAGAAGGGGCATCTTTATCCTCCACAACAATTCTACGGAGGGTAGCCAAACCCTCTGCCTTTATGCCAAGACCGTAATCTTCGCACTCGAGTTGACAGAAAAGTTTACCTCTCTTGTAGGTCATGTCTCCTACTTGGTAAATTGTTGAGGGCAGTACTCCCTGCACCATCGGGCGTAACTCATCAATAACCATCGTGTTGTGCCGCTCTACGTCCTTCATAATGCGATCTCTGAGTTTGATAATCTTACCCTGTAGCTCAACTACCTTTTTGATATCTGTTGTCTTCATAGCTCCTTTACCTTTAGTGTGTGATACCAGACGATAGGCTTATTACGAGCCCGAGATGTTACTTTTTCATGTTGTACTGCCTTGGGCCAACAGTGTTTACGGTAGCCACAGAAAGTACAATTCTTACTTAAAAGTTTGTTACCTGTCGCTGTCCTGACCCCCTCTAACGTAAACGTTTCTTCGATAGGGTCTATAGGCGGCTTCACGTATTTAAAATTAGACATTAAGGCTTCGACAACTTTACCAGCCTCAGAGATATAATGATCCCTGTCTTCCTGCTGATCATCCGGTGCTTGTACAAACTGGATCTCGCCACTCGACTTATCCACCACAATCCATCCGCCGAAGTCTTTTCCTTTCGACTCAGCATACAGGTATCCCTGCATGAGATATCCGAAGGGGTCGTCATTTTTAAGATTGTCGTACCCTTTACTAAACTTCTGTGCGTAAGAGTATGGGCTTGCTGACTTTACATCCCAGACCTTCTCTCCGTCCACAGGATCGTCGAGAATCAAATCTAGGGTGCCCTGTACCTGTTCGCCCCCAACGTCAAGCTGGCACCTTCCCTGTGCCTCTACGATCTTGATCCCCGCTCCTTTGAGAATCGCCATCACCGCACACTCCACGAGATCCCCGATGAGGAATCGCATGATAGCATTGTAGGACATCTCCTCGTCCTTCCCATCACGTCCGTGTATCTGTTGGCAGAGAGGACGTCCAAGTCCACTCATCCTTATACGCCACTCCGGGTTACGGTTAAATTGTTTTTCGAGTGCCTCGCGGCATTCCTGTGCAAACTCCTCAAGCACAGAAGGGGAAAGCACTGCTTCCCCCCTCGTGGCCGCTTGAAGGAAGTTCTTAACCTGAACTTCCGCTAGCATCAGTTGAAGTCCGCCGCCAAGTCAACTTCCTCGGTAGACGCTTTAGCCTTCATAGCCTCCTTGTGTTGCTCCATGATGTTTGCGTTAGAAGCCTTAACAGTCTCTAAGAACATAGTGAGTAACTCTGTCGTAGGACCGTCGAGACGCGCACTACCTGACACCGTGAACACAGGTGTGAAGTAAGTTACGCTACCCATCTTATGACGCTTCGTAGTGAGCTCAAACAACACCTCATTCATAGGAGTGTTACCGAGCTTCTGAATAGCTTCACGTGCAGGGCGGAAACCAGAGCGTTTGAAGTAAGTAACTACAGGGTAGTCCTTAATCTCTACATTCTTGCCCTCAGCATTCTTACCCTTCATGCTAATCACTGCGTAAAACACCTGATTACACGTAGCGAGACGTGAAGCCAGTGTCTGCGGGTGATCCTCACCGAGTTGCTCCTCGTCAGACTTCGTTAGGCGGCCGCACTTGTTGCCCCCTGAGATGTCTGGGAATTGGTAGTCCAGTGATGGTGCTTGGATTGAACGGTTGGAGAACTTACTTTCCTCCTGATCCCACACTGACCATTCATATGTCCGCACCAGCGGGCGGAACTGTACGGAGTCTGCGTAGACAAACTCACCATCGTAATACACTTTCCATGTACCTTTCTTGAGGGTGTGACCCTCGTCTGTATCTGTTTCGTAGTTGATATTGAGACGTGACAGACCTGCCTTTGGTGTGTCCTCATCTGCCTGACCAGATAAACGCATCAAATCCTGCGTGTTACCTGACTTTACTGCTTCCAACATACTGTCGAAAGGATTTTCCATAACGCTCATTTCGCCCATTACGCTCTCCTTAGTTTGCGTAGACAACTTCGGTATCCAACCAGTTGGACCCCATCTTACACTCAACCGAGATTGGCATGTCGTATTCAATGCCGTACCTCCGCTGACACTCTTCGGGTAGCGACATCATTGCCTCCACCACAAGTGTGGTACAAGTATCCTCCTCTCCGGGGAATACGTCAAGTACAATGCTATCATGGACCGTGTTACATATCACACTTTTTAAGTCCTCTGATTTCATAGACTTATGCAACTTTACTAAAGCGATTGGTAAGAGATCGGCGGTTGCAAAGCCCTGCACAGGGTAGTTACAGATGGAGGTGCGGTTGGTTGCCGTACCCCATTCAGTCCATGTTGTTCCGGGGAATGCGTACTGTCTCCCTGACGGTAGCGTGATAAACCCCTTCTCTACTGCATCACTCTGTAACTTGTCGTGCCATTCCGTTACCCCAGCATACTTCTCTTTAAAAGCCCTGTAGTATCGCTGTTGGTCATCAGTACCTGTGGTACCCCCATAAAGAGGTTTAAAGGTGTGTGCCTTAGCATCTTGGCGGGAACACCCAATAATCTCAGCAGTAACAGTGTGTACATCTGTCTTGTTCTCCACGTCGTGGTACGCCTGCGGGTCGTTGGCTAGGAATCCTGCGACTCGGAACTCGAGTTGTCCATAGTCAGCCTCAAGGATTTTCCCTCCTTCAAAACGAGAGACCATTGCTTTTCGGATAGCAAACGTAGATCCTCGGGGCATATTTTGGAAGTTGGGGTTACGAGAACTGAGTCGTCCTGTAGCCGTGACACATTGCATGAAGTCTGGATGAACGATGTCGTTTCCATCTCGATTGTTTTTGAGCCCTTCGACGAAAGTAGAGAGATAAGTCCGTAGTGCATTATATCGAGAGTATGACTCTGCAAACTCTCGGGCGTCTCCAGAAAGCTCAGTGAGGCGTTCCTTAAGTGTCTCGTGGTCTGTCTTGAACCCTGCGGCCGCTGTGTCCCACGCATCACGCGGGATAATTTTGAAACCGGCGATTTCTTTAGTCTTCACATAGATTACCCCATCGCCTTCGCAGGACTTACATATCCGTACAGCCTTGCCTTCTGTGCCATCTTTCTTAACAACCTTCTTACGGCCCGCACCTTTACACGCTGTGCAACGTGAGGCCATCGTCTTGTGTAGGATTTCTGTTTCATCCTTGA